GCACACCAGTTGGTTATTTAGAGCCTCACAAGATACAAGCTGCTCTTGCAGAATCAATATTAATCCAGGACTCGCCTACAGTGCCAGATTGGAGTTTAGCTGCTGAAATCGGTATTTTCCTCATTTCGGTGACGCTGACATGGCTTGTATTGCATTGGTTTGGTATAAGCCTTGGCATAGGTATGGCTGTTTTTATCATGCTTTTTACAGCTTACGGAGGTTATTACATGATCCAATCCGGTCTACTAGTCGATGTTACCGGGTCACTAATAGCACAATTTATAACAGGATCTACAGCCTTCTATTTAAGGTTTAGAGAGCAGTACAAACTAAGGCAACTTATAAAACAACAATTCGGTAAGTATTTGGATCCTCGAATGGTGAAGAAACTCCAATTGAATCCCGAACTATGTCAAATCAATGGTGCTAGAGTAAATTGCAGTATTATTTTTACCGACCTAAGAGGTTTTACAAGCCTTTCTGAATCTGTAGAACCAGAAATGGTAACTTACATAATGAACAATGTATTAGATGTCCAGGTAAAAGCTGTGAATAAGTTTTATGGCTGCACAGACAAGTTTATCGGAGATGCAGGCATGTTCCATTTTAATACAATAATTCCACAAGAGAATCATCACGATTTAGCACTAGAAGCTGCTTTAGAAATAGAAAAAAACATAAAAGAATTAAACCTAAGATTCAAAGAAGAAGGTATACCAGAAATAGCCATTGGTATTGGGGTGAACAGCGGCGTATGTGTAGCAGGTAATTTTGGAGCCACCGATAGATTTGCTTTTAGTCTTATTGGCGATCCGTGCAATGTGGCAGCACGTCTAGAGTCTGGAACTAAGGAAGCTGGTGTTGGTACTTTGATAGGGCATGAAACTGCACAAAATTGTAAATATGTGTTAAAGTCCCTACCACCACTAAAAGTAAAAGGTAAAGCTGAGGCGTTAAAGATATATACATGGGAATGAAATTAAGCATTATATTAGGCGGGTTACTATTTGTTTCTTTAACTGGAAGCGCTTGGTATATAGACAGATTACAAGATCAAGTATCAACACTTAAAGGTAATCAATTAATGTTAGAAAGCAGTATCAAAGAACAAAATGATTCAATAAAAAACTTTTTAGATCAGCAAAAGAAAAATGCAGAACAGCTACAGTCAATGACTATATCTAATCAAGAGGCCCAGAGAGAGGTCACCAAGCTCAGAAGCACTTTTGCAAAACATGACATGGATGATTTAGCTTTAAATAAACCTGGTTTACTAGAAAAAATAGTAAACAGAGGTACAAAGAAAGTTAAGAATGAGCTTATAGCTATAACAGATCCTCAACAATTTGATAAAAATGAAACAGATACTATTAATTAGTTTACTTCTTACAACTGCTGGATGCTCCCTTATTCCATCACAAACTAAGGCGGTTGAAGTTGTCAGCATTGCTGCTATGCCAAAGATATATCACCCCCCATTACCTTTGGAGCTACAGCTTGTTGACATAGATTGGACTATTTTCACACCGGATCTTATGGAAGAGTATTTAGATAATGTTAAAAAAGGTGATGCACCTGCAATGGCTTTTTATAGTTTAAGCACACAAGATTACCAAAACTTAAGCATGAATACAGCAGACCAAAAACGATACTTAAAAGAAATATTGTCTATAGTAGAATATTATAGATCTTTAAATAAAAAAGGAGATGAGAATGAGTAAAGCACCAGAAGCATTTGTTTATAATGTAACCCTAGATCGTGTTGTGGACGGCGACACATTTGATTGTATAATTTCTTTAGGATTTGATTGTTACTTACACAAACAACGAGTTCGACTGCACGGGATTGATACTCCCGAATCTAGGACCAGAGATCTTGCAGAAAAAAAATTAGGTTTAGCTGCTAAAGAAAGGCTTAAAGAGCTTTGTTGTGGTAAGTTCAAAATAAAATCACTAGGAAAAGGTAAATATGGCAGAATACTTGGTATACCTTATACAGAAGACGGTAAAGATATTTGCCAGATGCTTGTTAAGGAAGGACATGCAGTGGAATACCACGGCGGTAAAAAAGTTAAAATTTGGGGAGCATACTAATATGAAAATATCACAAGAAGGCTTATCGCTTATTAAAAAATTTGAAGGCTGTGAACTCAAAGCTTATAAATGCGCAGCTGGAGTTTGGACAAAAGGCTACGGCTCAACTAAAGGCGTAAAAGAAGGCGATACTCTTACTCAAGAAGAAGCAGATGATTTATTACTACATGAGATGGATGAATATGAAGGTTATGTATTAGATGCTGTAGAGATGCCAATGAGCCAACATCAATTTGATGCAATGGTTTCATGGACATTTAATTTAGGGCCTTCTAATCTAAAAGCATCTACTATGCTTAAAGTTTTAAATAATGGCGCATACGAAGATGTGCCTGCTCAAATAAAAAGATGGAATAAAGCCAGCGGCAAAGTTTTAGAGGGTTTAATTAGAAGAAGAGAAGCTGAAGCCTTATTATTTGAAGGCAAAGAATGGCATGAGGTATAGGTATTGGCCTCTGTTAATTTATGCGATTTGTATTTTTTTAACCAGTTTATATATATACTTAACCTAGGCGTTTACGCTTAGGGTAAAGTTGTTACTATGTCACTACCTAGCACCTTTACCCGTCTTTACTAAGGAAATATGAGTAAAGTATCAATCAAAGATTTTAGTATCTTATCAGAGCAGGATAAACAAGAAGCCATAGCTCTTTTACACAGATACGACCAAATAGATAAACAAGATGATTGCCAGAATGATTTTATTAATTTTGTAAAACATTTATGGCCAGAGTTTATAGAAGGTAGGCATCATAAGATTATTGGTGAAAAGTTTAATAGAATCGCTCAAGGTAAATTAAAACGTCTTATAGTATGTTTGCCTCCTAGACATTCAAAATCTGAATTTGCATCAACATACTTTCCTGCATGGATGATGGGCAGAAGAGGAGATCTTAAAATAATACAAACCACCCATACAGCTGAACTAGCAGTTAGATTTGGTAGGAAGGTAAGAAATATTATTGATAGCGAAGAGTATTCACATATATTCCCGGATCTAAAGCTCCAGGCAGATAATAAATCAGCAGGTAGATGGACTACAAACCAAGAAGGTGAAAGTTTCTATGCTGGTGTAGGCGGTGCGATTACAGGTCGTGGTGCGGATTTACTTATTATTGATGATCCTCATTCAGAGCAAGACGCTTTGTCACCCAAATCTTTAGAGTCGGCTTATGAATGGTATACCTCCGGACCTAGGCAGCGTTTGCAGCCTGGTGGAATTATAGTGATAGTAATGACGCGTTGGAGTATTAAAGATCTTGTCGGTAAAGTATTAAAGAAACAGGGCGATGAAAATGCAGATCAGTGGGAGGTTGTAGAGTTTCCTGCAATTATGCCAGATACAGATCAACCCTTATGGCCAGAGTTTTGGAAGAAAGAAGAACTGTTATCAGTAAAAGCTTCCTTACCTGTAGCCAAATGGAACAGCCAGTGGATGCAAAATCCAACAGCTGAAGCCGGTTCTATTGTTAAAAGAGAGTGGTGGCGCAGATGGGAAGGCGAGGAAGTTCCGGATCATAGCTACATAATACAAAGCTACGATACTGCCTTTTCTAAAAAAGATACAGCTGACTACTCTGCTATAACTACTTGGGCAATTTTTGAAACTGAAAATGACGAAGCAAATGCAATTATTTTATTAGATGCAAAAAGATTTAGAGTGGATTTCCCAGAACTTAAAAAGATTGCCTTCGATGAATACAAATACTGGGATCCAGATTGTGTTTTGATTGAGGCAAAAGCATCTGGTACACCACTTACACAAGAATTAAGACGAATGGGCATACCAGTAACTTCATATTCACCAAGTAGAGGCCAAGATAAGGTAGCAAGAATGAACAGTGTTGCACCTATCTTTGAATCTGGAATGGTGTGGGCACCAGAGGATTCTTTTGCAGACGAAGTTATAGAAGAGATGGCTTCCTTCCCTTATGGCGACTATGACGACTTTTGCGATAGTGCTACAATGGCTTTGATGCGATTTAGGCAAGGTGGCTTTGTTTCTTTAAAAGAAGATTACCAAGAAGAAGCCAGTTTGATGAAAAAGAATAGAGTGGTATATTATTGATGTCAATAAAGAAGATATATTTAACAAAGTTTACCTGGGACGCAGAAGATTACGAAGGCCCAGACATACATGCTGAGAGTTGGAACGAAGCCCAACACATAGCAGAAACCCAAGGACTAACCCTCAATGGTGAGTTAGTTGACTTGATTTTAACAGGTGATGAGAAGTCGCCAAGAGTGATACACTAATATTATGGCTATAGAAAGAAGATTAGGAACTGAAGGAAACCCAGACATTATCGAAAACAGCTCGGCTGTTGAAATAATACCAGAACCATCAAGAACGGACGAGATCCAAAACGCTGCACAAATCATGGTTAATGAAGAAGGAGTCTTGCTTGACGATGAGATTATGGAAGAACCTATGCCAGAAATGGAGTTTAGTTCTAACCTTGTAGATTTTGTTAATGATTCTGTTTTAGAACAACTTGCATCTGATTTAGTTAGCTCAGTAGAAAGTGACAAACAATCAAGAAGTGAATGGGAGAAAACTTATACGGATGGTCTGAAATATCTAGGTATGAAGTTTGACGAACAAAGATCACAACCGTTTGAAGGATCTAGTGGTGTTATTCACCCTATTCTTGCAGAAGCTGTTACTCAGTTCCAAGCACAAGCTTATAAAGAAATGCTACCAGCAAAAGGACCTGTAAAAACACAGGTAATTGGTGCTAGAACAGTAGAAACTGAAAGCCAAGCTGACAGGATTCAAGAGTTTATGAACTACTACATTATGAATGTAATGGAAGAGTATGATCCAGAGCTTGATATGTTATTGTTTTATCTACCACTAGCAGGATCTTGCTTTAAGAAAGTTTACTTTGATTTTGTTACAAACAAGGCTGTATCTAAGTTTATAACTCCAGAAGATCTTATTGTCCCTTACGAGGCATCTGACTTATCTTCAGCAGAAAGAGTTACGCATGCAATTAGCATGTCTTACAACGAAGTTAAAAAACAACAAATTACTGGCTTTTACGCAAATGTAGAAATACCAGAAGAATCTTACGGTGACGAATCAGACGTATCAAAACAAATTAATGAAATTCAAGGAGTTGAACCTAGTTACAAAGAAGACAGAAACAGGACTATTTACGAAGTTCATACTGTTTTAGATCTTGAAGGATTTGAGGATATAGATGCAGAAGGCGAGTCAACAGGTCTCAAACTGCCATATATTATTACTATAGATGAAGACTCAGAAACTATATTGGCTATTAGAAGAAACTATTTAGAAGGGGATCCTTTAAAAAATAAAATCAACTATTTCATACAATATAAGTTTTTACCCGGACTAGGCTTTTACGGCCTAGGTTTATCGCACATGATTGGTGGACTGTCCAAAGCTTCAACATCTATATTAAGACAGCTTATAGATGCTGGTACTTTAGCTAACTTACCTGCGGGTTTCAAAGCCAGAGGTATGAGAATACGTGATGAAGACGAGCCATTACAACCAGGTGAATTTAGAGATATCGATACGACCGGTGGTTCTCTGCGTGATAATCTTATACCTCTTCCAATTAAGGAACCTAGTAATGTATTAATGCAGTTACTTGGTTTATTAGTAGATTCTGGTAAAAGATTCGCAGCTATAGCCGACATGAATGTTGGTGATAGTAATGCAGCAATGCCAGTAGGCACAACTGTTGCTTTATTAGAACGTGGCACAAAGGTTATGAGTGCTATCCATAAAAGATTGCATTACGCACAAAAGCTTGAGTTTAAGTTACTAGCTAAGGTATTTGCTGAGTATCTACCACCTGCTTATGAATTTGCTACTGGTTCTGGACCTAACGAAATCAAACAGTCTGACTTCGATGGCCGTATAGATGTAGTTCCTGTTTCAGATCCAAACATATTCTCGCAAAGCCAAAGAGTTACTTTAGCTCAAGAGTTATTGCAAATGGTTCAATCTAATCCAGAGATCCATGGACCAACAGGTATTTACGAAGCTTACAAAAGAATGTACGCAGCTCTAGGTGTTGATAATGTAGAAGCATTAATACAACCACCAGCAGATAATTCACCTCAACCGGTGGATGCAGGTTTGGAAAATGCTAGTTTATTAATGGGACAGCCAGCACAAGCTTTTGCAGGTCAAAACCATAAAGCTCATTTGGACACCCATAAAAGTTTATTCTTGACAAAGGTTGTCCAGGATAACGCACAAATACAATCGGTAATCATTAGTCACTGTATGCAACATCTACAGTTCTTATCTAAAGAAATTGCAGCTGAACAGATACCACCAGAGACACAACAGCAGATAGAACAAACACAAGCACAAATGTCTCAAGTATCACCTAAAGAAGCCAAACAAATACAAGGACAGATACAAATGATCCTAGATCAGTTTAGTTCACCTGTTATGGCTGAACTAACAAATGAATTCTTACAATCAATAGGTCAAGGTGATGGTGGAGATCCATTGGTTGAAATAAGAAAAGCAGAGTTAGATCTTAAGGATAAAGAGTTAGATATTGGTTCTGAAGAGTTTATGCAAAAACAAAATCAACGATCTCAAGAAAAAATGCAAGAGAGAGAATTACAAGAACAACGCATAAATGTGCAAAAAAGCATAGCAGATGATAAACTAAATGTAGCTATTGATAGATTAAAGCAAAATGCAAATCTTAAGCTATTGGATATACAAACTAAGTTGAGGAACTAATTATGAATTCAAGAGAAACATTTTTAAAGAATTTAAAAAAAACTAAACAAGCAGAAGAAGCTGCAAAGAAAGCTGAAATACTAGAAGTAGCAGAACACAAGGCTTATAAGTCTAAAATAAACAATAAAAGGATTGCAAACAAAGCAGC